AGAAGAGGCCGGTTTCTTAAATAGTGCAGGAACTTTAGAAGCCGTAGACATAGCTGCCGAAACCGCTTCCCCTTGTCCTGCAGATTTTAGTAATGCAGGAACTTTTGTTGTTATACCAGATTTTGTTACTAGACCAACTGCGGCTGTCGCAGCCGTAGTGACCGTGCCGAGAACATTAGATTCTTCAGCAGGTTTGTCAGGTTCTTTTTTGTCTTTCGGAAGGTTTTCCGAAGGTTCAACACTCCCAATCGGTTTTTCTTCTTTCTCAGGTTCTTCACCCTTCGCTTTCAGTACCTGTTGTGCTTTTCTTTTAGCCTCAGTCGCCGCAATGAAGACATCCATAACCTCTTTATGCTGCTTGTCCTTTCTTTCGGTTTCTTCTTGATTACGCAAATCAGAAATTTCAAAATCAACCTGCTCCAGTTCAGAAGTCTTCTTCATGAAAGATAGCATATCGTTTAATATCTGTACAGATTTATTGGAGCTAGATGTGCCGATGCCCTTATTTGGGTTTTTTCTTCCAGCAAAATATGCGATATCTTCGCTTTTTCGACCCAGCATCTTACCCAACAATGCCGGAGCCAGATTGCTTCCACCAGTTAGGGTTTTTGCAATGTTCAGAATGTCAAATTTCTTTTTGAAACCTTTGCCGGCAGCAGACATTCTTTCGGAAATTGACTGACCAATAGAAGAACCGATAGATTGACCAGAAACCAATCTATCGGTTATTAAATTCGCTAAGCCTTTTTTTCTTGCTGAGTCGGCCTCGAAGTAGTTCATCTAATTTTTCTCTCGTTTTGTTTCTGTTTTATTTTCTGATTTTCGTCCTCAATGTATTGAATCAACATACTAACATAAATGTCTCGTTCCCACGGTATCATATTTTCCAGCTCAGTTAAACTGTACTTATGATGTTGCATCAATGAAAAATTAGTCTTATAGTAATTCTTCAGATTATCATGACAAAATATTAGCCGAAAAAACTTTCCAGTCCTTCAGCTTTGAAGTTATGCAAAAACCCACATCGAGGGCAGGACATTTCAATCTTTTTCTGTATAGTCGGTAAGTCAGAAAAGAAATCTTCAATCTTTGCAAACTGTTGTTGATTCAAACTTTCAATAAACTGCATTAACTCTTCTGGTGTAGACTCATGGGCATAATGCATCTGTTCACCGTCATAAATGTATTCGATAGAGTCTACAATCATTTCAAAGGCAATATCAGCAGCATTTGTCAGTTTTGAAAGTTTACTCATCACTGAATATTCGGGATACTTCATCTTGATGGAAATGTTATCTGTTAATTTTATAACATCTTTATTTTCTTTAAGATTTTCTACTTTGATATCCAGTAGATTTAAAGAACATTCCATTTGTCCGCCGCAAGTTTTACCTTCAACTTCAACGTCACACCGATATTTGTTTATTACAACTTCACCGACTGACCTTGCTCTCAAGTTCAAGAAGTAATATTCAACATCAATAACTGGCAACTTTTCAATATCGATCTTTTCTGTCAATGTGCAATTTTGTAGAATCTGTTTAATGTTTCGTTGAATATCATCGGAGTCGTTCGACTCCATAGACATTAGAAGGTTCTTTTGCTCTTTTACTAGAAAAGGTCTAAATTTTAATTCTTTATTAGTTAACGGCAACACCAGACTGTATACTGGTGTGTCTATCTTCGGTAACGCCATAATTTACTCTCCATTCATTTAGTAATATCTTGTGCAATTTTTGTATTAGTCATACCCTTAAATCCAAATTCACTTCCTGTCAAGGCTTGTATTCCTATGCCAATGGCAGCAGTAGAAGAGTTTCCACCAAGTCCACCCAACTGATCTATCACTGAACCAATACCAGCTTCCAGCAATTGCATACCTAGAGCCTCAAACGAGTTATTCTTCCAACTAGTGAATGTGAAAGAAACAGTAAGTTTATGATACCCATCAGCAGAAGAATCCAACTGCATGGAATTTATTGCAACAGGAAAAGCATCAATTAAATCAACAGAATATGATACTTTATTTTGTACATCATATTGATTGATTCTCAAAGGTACTGCATAGTCACCTTTGAATTTGAAGTTGTATGTCAACGAAGGATTGATCCACTCCAACCATGCGTCGAAAAACAACTTTTCTTCCATATTATCACCAACAATAAATGTCAAAGTGATATCTTGGAAAGTTGTTTGGTATGGATAATTCTCGACTGGACCATAAATTTTCATGGGAACTGTAGAGATTGAGCGGCTAGGCAATTCCGTGCTTTCGCATCTAAATTTTAGCTTTCTGGAAATTCCCAGATATGGTACCAGTCCAAGAGGTATAGGTACTTCTACGTCGAATCTACTAGGTCTAGCCACATCTGTGGAGAAACTAGATTTGAATTCTGATATTGAGCCAGCCATTAGACCACCTTACTTTTTGCTTGTATTGTTGATTCTTTGTAAACTTTTGACGCCGGCGCACCTCGCCAGCTGGCCGTGGGTAAGAATAATGCAACTTCCCATTCACTCGGCCGCACAGTTAATATTTTAGACTTGATTTGTCTAGTCAGGTACTGTTTCAGGCAAGGCCTAAACTCTTTATATTTCTGTGTAGCCGTCAAAATTTCATAGGTCAAACGCAAACGTTTAGGTTCATCCTGTTCATTCGTAATCGCAAGATTCATCAATTTGTCCATAAACATTGCTCTCATTCGAACGGGCAAATAGTGTAGGTTTAAACCAATGAAGCCTCCAGGATGTCTTTTTAGAGGTATAACTAAGGGGAATATATCATAATACGGCAGATCACCTTTGGTTGCAGGATCGTAAAAAAAGTGGTAGAGGCCACCCATAAGAAATCTTCCACCTTGTCGATCCTTCTCGCTTGCGATTTCTTTTGCAAGTTTTAAAGGCGACCTTAGACCTTTAATCTCATTTTGTATCCACGCGACAGACTGCCTAGACAAGAATTCTTGTTCTAGTGCAGTTTTTTGTATGGATAATTGAGTTAGTGTTGATGCCATCAACTATTTATGCTAGAACCTATACGCAACCAAATCATAATTATCAATGAAAGTTTTATAACCTCGATTTTCCAACATCCAGCGCATCCAAGGAACCTTCGTATAGGTGATGTGTGCGATTTCGATTTTGAATAAACTGGGAAGAAACTCCAATTCCAGAATTTGTAGGAAAATTTCATAGTCGGATCCTTCGGTGTCAATCTGAATAAAGTCGGTAGATGTGATGCTATGTTTGTTGATTAATTCTTTGAATGTCAGTGTTCGTATCGTTTGTTCGACCATATGCGGCCGAAGTTCTTCAATATGGTTCTCCGGATGTAAAGTAGTACAACCATCAGCCCAATCAGGAACTTCTTTTCCAATTTTCTCTGGCGGGATTCTGTAAATTGTGGTGATTCCAGAAGTCGTAGATACTGCCGAACATTCAAACTTCAAAAAACCAGGAGATAACTGGTAATTTTCAATCAACTTTTCAAACATATCCGGCAAAGGTTCTACAAGTAAACCTGTCCATTCATTGTTCATTACGTTTATATAAAGATCGTCATGGCTTACGCCATCCATTGCTCCGATCTGAATAAAGGACAATTTGCCACCTTTAATTCTATTGTATTGATTTAGTATTTCTTTGAAAGTTTTTGGTTGAGTTGGCGCAATCTTTGTCAACCATTCCAGTTCTCGCCTATCATCATTCTCGGCGTACCAACCCTGACCTTTGCTCACATTTATAATCGAAGTAAAATATTCTGTATACATTTTACCTATCTTTTGAAAATTATAGTTCTCATATGCCCAGTCTCTACAGGCTTTTGGAGAAATCGTATCAATGTTTTTTGCTGCCCAGTAAAACTGTTCAAATGTCCTACACCTAAAACCAGTTACTCCGTGCTGAACAGTTTCGGTGAAGGCTCCCCAATCTGTAGAAATTACAGGTGTTCCGGATAACATGGCTTCAATTGCAACATATCCAAAAGGTTCGTTGTATATCGTAGGACAAAATAAACCTTTTGCGCCAGACATAAGTTTCTTACGTTTTTCTACATCTGCGTAACCGACATATGAAACATGTGGAGGCCAACCATTAGGTAAATTGCAATCTTGTGGACCAAAAGTTGTGCCGGCCAAAATTAATTTCACACCCAACTTTTCTGTCACCTGAACTGCAATATCAACACCTTTTGACCAGACCATTCTACCACACATCAAAAAGTAATCCTCTTTGATGTCACTATATTCAAACTCCGAAATATCGAAACCAGAAGGTATACAGGCATCATAGAACTTATAGACTGCTTGTGCAACATAATCTGGACCTTGGAGTCCATGCATCACGGCATATGACTCATATACTTTATACTTCGCAAAAGATGAAGGATAGCCAATACTAGGTTCACAACAAAGTAAATCTGGATGAGCTTCACACACAGACTTTTGTGCGGAACCAAAAAAGCAAAGTATAATATCGTGAGGTTGTTTCCGTTTCTCGATCTCTTTTATGCAGTTCAGGTTAAAGTTGTGATATACTTCATCAGATTCATTGTATAACAAACCTTGTGATTTCCAATCATAGTCACCATACACTTTATTGAAAAGTACATCATCAGTAACAGTAACGTGTTCGTCACAAACAACTTCAGATCGTTCGTGTCCATAATGAATTACATGCATACCTTGTTCTTTGAACATTTTGCAGAAATTTATAACTTTTTGAGTGAATGCACAGACTGTATATTCTTTTGTCGATACGGTATGCGGTACAGACAACACATGTAATCTAATCATTTTATTCCTAAATCATCTTCAGTTAATATTTTAAAGTGCCAACCCCGATCTAAACAAAACTCAGTAGCTGCTTTCCATTTTGATTCATTTACACTCCAAGTCACCACTTCATTGATGTATTGTTTGGTAACTCTTTTCTGAACTTTTGGAGGTTGAGTTTGTTTTTTGGGTTTAACCTCTATAATCATGACCTTTATTGTATCATCTTTTTGTCTAACTTTAACATAAAAATCAGGAAAATAACGGTGAACACGGTTATCTACCGGAGACTTATATGGTATAATTAGTTCTTCTGAGGACCATTCGACTATAGAAGAATTGGTATCTAACCAATTCATGACTCGACATTCCCAAGTCGAGTGATATATTATGTTCGAGGCATCTCCTCGATACTTTTGCGGATTTTTTGGTGAAAATCTTCCAGAATATGCCATAAATATATGTATCCTTACCCACTAAAGTAGAAAAATGCCTATTTCTATTCCCACATCCATAGCAGGAATATCTATACCCGGAGCCATCAACGGTCCATTGGCCAAATTATTCAAAAATGAATATGGCATCGATCTACTTAGTTATCCCAGGAATCTAGGCACCGATCCAACACGCAGGCACACCATAGTATTTTCGATAGAAGAGCCTGTAGGAGAAACCAACAATAATTCTAGCGGAGCAGGAACTTTCGTTAATGTGCTGGGAGAAATCTCGCTAGACTTGGCAAAAGGTGTAGTTAGCGATTTAAAAGAAGGTCTGGATATCCGTGAGGCCGCGGACGCTCTGGTTAAACGGACAAAAGCAAATTCTGCAAAAATAAAACAACTAGGTGATCTTTCTAAGGACGCAGTAGATGCAATAAGAGCTTCAGACGTTAAAAGACAAGCTAAAACTCAAATAGCACTTTATATACCAGACACTGTAAATGTACAGTATAACGCATCATATAGTGATACCTCGTTGGTATCCGCCTTGGGTACCCCGTATTTCTTGGCTCAAGC